AAGTGGGTGTGTCTCGCTTGAAGGGATTCATTGGGGCCACTGGGCAGGATGTATCACAGACTTTGAACACTGAAATGCTTCGCGCTGCGATGGGTAAGCAGTTCACTGCAAGCGTCAAGGTTGAGGCAGGCAATAACGGAAATGGCCCAAGCAACAAGATTGCTGGGTTCAAGGCCGGTGCTGGTCCTGCACAACCACACTCTCAGACTGAGCAGCCACAACAGGCACAGGCTACACCAGCCGCTGGCCTAGAGACTGCAAGCTGGTCGTAAGAAATTTGCAACTTCTGGTTATGTAGTATTGATTTAGCTAAAAGTTGCACATAAATAGTTAAGGCCAAGGGAGATTCCTACTTCCTAGTAGCACGTTCCCGTCCGTGTGGCCGAAGGCGGGGCTAATTAAGGAGGTATTATGCAAACAAATAAACAAAAGAAACGACTTAAGCGAAACACCAAATCGTTTCGCAAAGCATTACCTGCAAACGAAAGCGGGTCCAGAGACACTTTCTATGACGAACAATTGCGTAGTCATTGGAAAGAAATAAACAATCGTCCTTCAAAGAAGATAGGTCACAAGTAAATGAAATTAACAGCCGAGCAAATGGTAGCCCTATACAACTTAGAAAATGATGAGTTGATATCTTTGATAGCAACTTTATCTATGACGCTGTCGGGTAGGTTAAGCCCAACTACAGTAGAAGAACTCTTGATGGAGTCTTCAATGGAAGATGACCGCCACTAGGCGGTATCAATTAAAAAACAAAGCAACAAGAGGTGAGTATGAAAACATCAACAAAGAAAGAATTAACAGAGCAGTTGAAAGAAGAGGTCAGGCTACGCAGCCTGGATCAAGAGCATCACATCCGCACCACTAAGGAACTTCGCGTAGCTGAGAATCGCATAGAGGCACTTGAGCAGTTAACAGAAGGCACTGATGTCTTTCAGGTTTCGCACCCTGCCAACCTGTTTTGGCACCGATACGCTAACCACGGTCTGCGGATCTACACTCATGGGGATGATCATGATAACAGCAAGCAGTTGCTGACCAGGATACCCTTGTTTACCAATCACCACGGCAAAGCGGATACGCAGAGCAAGATAGAAATCTTGTTGAAGTTGCAGAAGCTTTTGTCTGAAGCCTACGAGTCTTTCCCTGATGAATATATTGGGGTGGAAATCTTCATGGCTGAAAATGGTGTGAACTGCTAGATGAGCGATGCGTATGAAGAATGGCTTGCTAAAGGTAACAAGCCAACTCAACTCTCAGATGATGCAACGGTTGGTGACACCAGACCGTGCATAAACTGTGGGCAACTCAAGCCAATGTCTGAGTTTACGCAGTTCAAAGGACGATTGAAGTGTCAAGCCTGTTACCAAAGAAGAAGCGAGGGCTTTATAAAGAAGGAGTGATAATGACTGACATAGATGAAGTCAGAAGAAAGTCGGAGGCAAGTGACCCTTGCGCCCCGTGGAACGTAAAAGACGCAGAGTTCTGTGATAAGCATCCTGATGTAGAGATGGAGTCTGATGAGTATGAAGACTGTGACTCACCAACTGGATGGAATACCCATGAATCTTGCCCAGCGTGCGAGGCACTTGCTCACCTAGATGATGGGCAGTTGTACTGCGAAGACTGTTACAAGTCTGACCTTGAGTACGACCCAGGCGAGGGGTTCTATTGTTTAAATTGTGAAGAGTATGCCGAAGGCGTTAACACTTATGGAGTTGTTAAAAAATGAATGAAGAATTTGAAATTGAAATGCCTGGGGCAAACGAAGAATACCAGTACGCCCTTGAACTAATAAAGAACATGGCAGGTATTGCGGATGATCTAGATCCAGACATCTTTGCAGAAACCATGATGATCTATGCAGCCACTTACCTCATAGCTAATGAGCGCATTGAGTTCTTAAGCCCTTTTTTATTAACAACCCTGAAGCAAATTGAAGATCAATTAGAACCAGTGGTATGTCACTAATGAAGTTAAGATACTATCAAGAAGAAGCAATTGATGCTGCGCTGCACTGGTTTAAAACCCAAGACACTCACCCACTGATCGTTCTCCCTACAGGCAGTGGCAAGACCGTGGTCTTCGCTAACCTGATCAAGCAGTTGTTTGAGCGAGAGCCTGACTGCAGGGTTCTCATCCTCGCGCATAGGCAGGAGCTTGTAACCCAGGCAGAAGATAAGCTTAAAAAGGTTTGGTCATGCGCCCCGTCAGGGCTAGTAGCCGCTGGCCTCAAGAAGTTTGATGTCGATGCGCGCATTGTTATTGCCAGCCGTGACACCTTGGCCACACCAAAGCGTTTGGGGTCAAGCGGCCACTTCGACTACATCATTGTTGATGAAGCACACCATGTTGCGCCTGACCAGAAGACGCGCTACCGCAAGATCTTTGAACACTTTGCGCTTGAGCAATGGACTGAGCCTAAGATCCTAGGCGTAACAGCTACCCCATATCGTATGGGCCAAGGCTTTATCTATGGCCTAGATGACCAGTTCTTTTCTGGTGTCGCGTACAAGGTAGGTATACCTGAGATGATCAAGCAGGGTTATCTCTGCCGCCTATCAGCGTTCAAAGTAAATGATGAAGCAGTGATCGATGCATCTACTGCTAGGGTCAAGTTCAAAGGCGGTGATTACCGTGAATCAGACATTGCCTTGTTGGCTATGGAAGACCACACCATGCTGGCCATTGTTAACGACTGGATCGACAAAGCGTACAGCAAGGGCAGACTGAGCAGCGTGTTCTTCTGTATCACTGTAGATCACGCGAACAAGATGTGCATGTACCTGAAGCAAGCAGGCATCAATGCGGCTGTAGTGACGGGGGAAACCCCACAAGCAGAGCGAGAAGATATCCTTGAGCGTTTTGAGGATGGCAAGATCAACGCACTATGTAACGTAGCTGTTCTCACTGAGGGCTGGGATGCCCCGCGAACTGATTGTATAGCACTACTCAGACCCACCAAGTCTCTTGGCTTGTACGTTCAGATCTGTGGCCGTGGCATGCGTACCTGGGGGGACAAGAAGGACTGCATGCTACTGGACTATGGCGAGAACATGCAGCGCCATGGGTGTATAGACACAGCCAAGCCACCAGCACCTGAGAAGGAAGAGAGCAAGACCCCTAAGATATGGATCTGCGATGAGTGCGTAGGTGTAAACGACTACGATGTATACACATGTGTTGAGTGTGGCGCTGATCGCGTTAAGCAGATGGTGAACGCACAGCAGTTGATACTGGGTGCAATGGAAGAAGAGAAGGATGCCGCATCATCCAGGCAAGCAGCCGCAGGTTCTGTTCTATCAGATGAGCTAGAAGATCCTGCTGAGAAGCAAGAGAAGATCAAAGACGTTGATTATGTTACCGCTGAGAAGAAAGTATCTAAGAGTGGTAATGAATACCTCAACGTCATGTTCTCAAGTCCTGAAGATTACTGGCCACAAAATATGCCGATCATGCTGGGCATGAATGGCAAGGCTGGGATGATGGCGGAGAAGAAGTGGAAGGCATTGACCAAGCAATACAGATGCCCTGCAGACATTGACTGGGCTGTGCATCAAGTAAACGTGCAGAACAATATGAATCACATCAAACAAATAACCGTAAGAAAAGAGGGGAAATACTGGAATGTTGTCAGCGTCCATTTTTGAAAAAATCGATGAAGCCATTGCGGCAAAGGAAGGCCGGAACCGTGGACACCTAGGGTTCAGTGGCATAGGGGATGATGATGAGTACCGGCAGTGGATGGGATTCCGCTGGTGCTTACCATCTACATTCGGCGGCAGGATGCTGCGCTTGTTTGACTTGGGTAATCGCATCGAGGACCAGATCGTAGATAACATCCGCGACACAGGGATTATATCTATTGCCTCGCATGATGCAGATGGCAACCAGTTCAGGGCATCGTTCCTTGGCGGTCACTTCGCAGGCTCCTGTGATGGCCTTCTCGAGGGCGTACTGCCACCCCCTGCTGAAGATGTTGTTCTTCTCATGGAGGTCAAGAGCGCCAACGACAAGCGGTTTAAAGAACTGGTTAAGCTACAAAGCTACGAGGACTGGAGCGATTCATACCGTGTGCAGATCCATGCTTACATGGGCGCGCTTGGTCTGACCAAGTGTATGGCTGTAGTGATGAACAAAAACAACAGCGAGATATACTCTGAAATCATCGATTACAAGCCACAAATCTGGGAGCGTGCTCAAGAGAAAGCTGAACGCATCATCTGTAGTGACAGGCCAGACACCAGCACTCGCCGCTCAGAGAAAGATTGGCGTATGAAGAATGAGCCTAGTGTGTACAAGGACATCTACTATGGTCGGCGCTTACCTGAGTCAGTCAACTGCAGGAACTGTGTGCATGTGAAGCCGCTTACTAACTCCAATGGGGCGGTTTGGTACTGTGGTCGTAGCAATAGATCCATACCAATTGAGGAGCAGCCACTGGGCTGTAAGGACCATATGTGGATACCCGCACTGGTCAACGCAGACCATATGCCTGAGAGAAGCACGCCTGATGGCATGGCTTATCGAGCAGGTATCTTGGAGTTCTTCAATGGCAAAGGCCCAGAGGGGGCTGAGTATGAGTACAGTAGCGCAGAGATGCGGGAGCTATCTAAGAATAACTTCAACACCCAGATGATGATCGAGGGTGAGAAGATTAGGGCTGAGTTTCCAGGTAGCCACTACGACAACATGGATGAGAGCACCCCTGGGTTTTAGTCCCAAGCGCGTGGGTCTTTAACAATCAGTATCTTGGTCCCTGGGTATAGCGCCTCAACAAGCTTCTTCTTGAGCGTGAATACCTGGGTGATCACACCCTTAGTATCCTCTACCACCACCTCACCATCACGCTTGTAGCGGAAGTCTGCAACGTATGAGCAGATCTTTTTGTCTTCACCATCTACTGTGACTATGCAGGGGAAGTCTACCTGTACCTCTAGTTCAGAGATCTCACCGGCATCTTCATAACGCCTAAGTATTTTATAGCGCGCCGCCTCAAGCTTTGAGTCGAACACAATGCCATCGTACTCAGTTTTTTTGGCGAAGTACTTACTCTTCTTTGGTGCGCGTTGAGGGATCAAACTAATCTATTCCTAGGAGTTTGTTTAACTCTACCTGCTTCAAGGCTTCTATGCCACGGTCAGCAAGTGACTGAGGCGGTGTTGGTGGTACAGGTGCGCCTGGTTGAGGTGGCCTAGGTGGTGTGCCAGCTTGTGCTGGAGGCATTGGAGCCGCAGGCTGTTGTTGCATAGGGGGTTGAACTGCAGGCTGTTGTGCGGCTTGTGCATCAGGTTCAACTGGCGATCTAAAAGGCTTGCCTTGAAACTCTTTGGTAACCTCTGACATTGCAGCGAAATCAAATGGATTCTTAAGCTTGTCTTCATTGCCGCGAACAGCAAAGTTTATGGTTTCTTTACTTGGGAAGAAGGCATTAAATCGTCCAGACATTATGTACCGAAGATGTGGAACCTTGGCTTCTGTCAAAGGTTTAATGATATCTCTATTTGAAAGGCCAAGGAGCCTTGCGTCTTCAATTGCAGTGTTTAACTCCCGTAAAGCTTTAAACCTTTGCTCGTTTGCCACTAGCAACTTCTTGGTTAGATCTTCAGCGGATGCATTACCACGAGTTTTTGCGAACTGATTAAAGATTTTATTGGCACTGTTAGCTTCTGCTTTTGCGTCATACGCCTTGTAGCGAAGAGAATTTTGCACTGCAGGTTTAACTGTTTTCAAACCAGTAATTGCTTCTAAAAATTCACCAGCAGGGTCTATTCTTTGGCCTGATCTTTTAACAAGATCTCTTTCATCTAGTAAACCTACTGATGCGCCAACTGCTTTTGGCAAGTCTCTTAAT